GCTCGGCGATGTGGGCGTTGATCCGGCGGCACAGCCGCTCATAGCTGGAGACCTGAACCTGTTTCTTGACGACCTGGGCATTGCTGCGGGGCATGAGCCACCTCCTTACTGTGATACTGTTCAAATATACAGTATGCGACCGATAGCGGAGCGGCAAGGTTCCAGGCACAAAAAAGCCCGCGCTAGGCGGGCTGCACAGGATCCGGAAGGCTAGGGCTTCGCTGTGGCTATCTGATTCACTTCGGCTGCCAGCCTGCTGGCCGCGTCATCCAGCGAGGCTGCGATGGCGTCATAGAGCTTTTGCTCCGAGACGGTGAGATAGGCGCTCGGAACAGCTCCCGCCCCCAGCACCTTGACCTCGCGCGTCACCCCGTTGGCTCTAACGGAGGCGGTGACGTGGGCCTTCGCGCCTGCGACGGTGTTCATCGCAAAGCCGGCCAGGGGGAACAGGCCGGTGGCCAGAACTGCTGATCCATCATCCAGGCCGAACTCGATGGTGATGTCGCTCGGCGTGACCTGGATGTCGGAGGCGTTGCCGTCAGCAACGTCGCCTACTCGCAGCGATGGATACTTCGCCCTCAGGTGAGCAATCAGCGCCTGAGAGAAGGGGCCGCCCGCGTGGATGTCGAAGGTGTAGATACTCCATGCCCTCCCGTAGGACGGTTTGCTGCTGTAGACCTTGCTCTGGAACTCCCTGCTGAGGATCAGCTCCGCCTTGGCAGGGCTGGGCGTCGTGTAGAGGGGTTTGCTGATGACGTTCGGATTTACCTGCTTGGCCGAGCATCCGGCCAGAAGAACTGCCATCACCAGCACTGCTATCTTGCGCATCACTCAACTCCATGTCGTAGAAGCCAGCAGTCTAGTCGCCTGCAGCGGGCAGGGCGTGGAACGTGACGGACTGCGCAGTTAGCAGGGTGGGCGGTACCCGCGAGCAACAAAAAGCCCGCACTGGGCGGGCTCTTTTTCATTCGCTCGGTTATCGCAGCTCGATTGCAGCCTTAAGCCGGTTGGAAGCGTCCGTGAAGTTGCGGGACTCCGGCGACTCCGCGGATACCTCGCGGGGGGTGCCCATCCAGTCCATATAGCTCAGCCACTTTCCGTAGGCGTCCATGATCTCTGGTTTGAGATCGGGCGCGGCCTCAATGGCGCCTTTCACATTCGGCTTGATGGCCAACTTCTCGCGGTCGACGCAGGCCTGAGCATCCTTGAATGACTTCTCTACGGCCGCCTTGTATTGGGGGCTCTTCTCGCCGTGGTTGCGTTGAACGATCCCGGCCTGGATGTCAGCCATGGCCCCTTCTATCCGGCATTTTGCTGTGGCGCCGTCCAACTGCTCCTGGATGTTCGGGGCTGCTTGCACCAGGCCGGCGCAGGCGGAAAGGGCGGCCGGTAGAAATAGCCTCTTGATCATGGTCATCAACTCTCACCAGCTGGGCGGGGTGGTAGGCATAACTGCACGATCTTGCTGGCCGGCACGATGGCGCCCACCGGGTAGCAATGCTGGATCTGCTCCCAGGGGATGCTGCGGCGCCCGAAAGCATCGTTGATCGACATCAGGCTGACCTCGTAGTCATCCGCCCGCAGCAGCTCCTTGACCATGCTCTCGCCTTCGTCGTGGACACCATGCAGCTTGATGTAGACGTATTCGCCTGGCACCAGGTCGCCGTTGGGCTCGATGATCGCAACCCAGCCAGATCGAATGGCAGGGGACATGGAATCGCCGCGGAGGCGCAGCGCATAGGCATCCTTGTCCTGGGTGGGAAAGTTGATGTGGCCCTCGCTGGGACTCAATGCCGTCCAGTAGCCCTCCGCCCCGAGCTGGGCGGTCCCAACGATAGGGATCTGCCGAAAGCGTGACGTGATGGGGATCGGCTGGCCGACGTTGGATTGCTCGGCCTGCTGACCATGGACCGTGTCCATCCAGCCCCGTTGCAGGCCCTCGACCTGCTCGATCCGACGAGCGACATCATCGCCCAGGTTCTTCTCAGTCTTGTCCGACAGGATCTGGCTTAGGTGGGCCGGTGCCATGCCCCAGCGCGTGGCGCAGGCGCCTTTGCGCTGTGAGCCGATCAGCTGGAGCAGGTTCGCCTTGCGTATTTGATAGATGTCCATTTCCGGATTTTCCCACTCTTTAGCCTTCTGCTAAATGTGCGGAAGGCTAAATCTAGCTTGATGTTAAATTAGCCGTCAGCTAAATTGCTCTCCATCTCACACGGAGAGTTCTCATGAACGAGCACTTGCGAAGCTGGCTGGCCAAGACGCCCGCCGAAGTACGCACCGCAGTAGCCAAGGCAGCCGGCACTTCCGTCGGCCACCTCTGGCAGCTTGCCGGTGGCCATCGAAACGCATCGGCGGAACTTGCCGAGCGCCTCCAGGAGGCATCGAACGGCGAGATCACCATCGCCGGCCTGCGCCCAGACCTGGTCCCGCTCGCAAGGAAAGTCCTTCAAGGCGTGGCGTGATCATGAGCACACCCGCATTAAGCCAAGACCCATCTGCAAGAGCACGGGAGATCGAATCCCTGGTCTTGCAGCGACTCGTGTCGGTGGGCCAGAAGACCGTCGCGGACGCAATCGGCTTGTCCGAATCGACCGTGTCGCGCTGGAAGGAAGGCGAGATAGAGCGCTGGGCAAAGCTGTTTGCGCTCCTGGGACTCCAAGTCGTCCCGGTTTCTGCGGTGGTGGTCAACGCCGAATACCTGCGCTCACTCGAAACCCTGGCGGAGTTGGGGCTGAAGGCTGAGAAGAAGCGCCCAGGACCCCTGGGCTGGGATTGAGTCATGACCGCAGTTCTGGTCAACGATGATGAATGGGCCCTGTTCGCTGGCGAGCCGGCGGAGCTGCTGAAGCTCTACGTGGCCCTGAAGCGCCGCATGGACTTCGCCACTGGCATCGCTGGAAAGCAGACGCTCATCAATGAGATTGTGCTACGCGAAGGCTTCAACGTGGACCCTATCCCTGGGCGTCCTACCCCTAAGCCCGTCACGCGAGAGCAGTACCGATCGGCCGTCCGAAGACTGGAAAAGATCGGTGCTCTCAAGGTAGTCGGCCCCCTCGTTTTCGAGTTCCCCCACGCTCGCACGCATCAGTCCGCCCAAAAGAGCTACAACCGAGCTACAACCGAGCTACAACCAGGGCAACAACCGAACAAAAACCAGCCAGAACCCAGCAATGGCGAGGGTTCTAGCCAGGAAGAGGGTGGAGCTGCAACCGGGTTATTTTTTGAGCAACCCGCTAGCAACAACCTACTTCCGGAGTCCGGTAATACACCACCACCATCACCGCGTGCGTGCGCAACCGACTCCCGCACCAGGTTCGCCATGACGGCGGACTGGGAGCCGAACCCGCAGACCTTCAAGGCCACGCTGACTATGAACGCCATGGCCGGCGTGCAGATCCAGCCCGACCAACTCCTGGAGTTCCGGTCGTTCTGGATCGCCAACCCTGATGAACACCGAACCCAAGCCCGCTGGGAGCACGCGCTCGCCCAGCATCTGAAACGGGAGCACCGCCATGCACAAGCCAACCCCGGAAGACCTCAAGCCCAAGCCGGTGCTCACGCTGGTCGACAACGCAGCCTCTCTGCTGTCGACCGGGTCCGCCAAGGCATCGCCGACCGAAAAGCCCGAGAAGCTGCGGCAGGAGCTGCTGGACAAACTCTGGATGAAGATGGCGGAGATGTACGGCCACCGCTGGACGTCGAGTTTTGGCGAGAAAGCTGACCAGGACAGCGTCTGGGCGACCGTGCTGCACGACATCAGCGGCCGCCAGATCGCCAACGGGCTGACCCTGCTGGTCGAGAAGGGCGACGAGTTCGATTGGCCGCCGCCGGCGAACGTCTTCCGCCAGCTGTGCCTGCATGTGCCCGGTCTGCCCACCGAGGAGGAAGCCTGGGACCAGGCGCTGCGCGGCGAGTACAAGCACGACGCTGTCCGCGTCGCCGCCAAGCAGACCGGCACCTACGACCTGCGCACCGCGCGGCCGGACAACAAGACCCTGCGCAAGACCTTTGCACGGAACTACGCCATCGTCCGAGCCCGCGCCGTCATGGGCAAGCCGCTTGAGGACACGATCCCCCTCGGCATCGAGCACGAACACAAGTCACCGATGCAGGTGCAATTCGCCCACAGCCACCAGCAGGCCCGGGACCTGATGCAAGCCCAGGGCATTCCCAGCGACCCCAAACAAGCCCGCGCCATGCTGCTGGCCAAGATGGGCATCCGGAGAGCGAACCATGCGTGACTTCAAGCCAGAGGACCTGGCCCTGGTGATCGGATGCCGGGTATCGCCGCATCTGATTGGCTCAACCGTCGAGCTGTGGCTCCGCGCCGAGCCGGGCGAAGACTTCATCGGTCCGGACGGCAAGTGGTGGTTCAGCTCCTGCGACGCCGTGGCCTGGATTGTGCTGGTCAGCAGCGCCCAGGACTGGGCTTTCGTCGCCGAGCACCACCTCATGCCGCTGGGCCGCGACTTCGCCCCGGCGCGCCAGGCTGCCAAGGAGCAGGACCATGCGTGAGTTCGCCGCGGTGGAGTTCGTGGTGCCCGGCAAGCCCATCGGCAAGGGCCGCCCGCGCATCGGCAAAGTCGGCGCCCACGCCCGTATGTTCACCCCGAAGGAGACGGTGGCCTATGAGGGCCTGATCGCGCATGCGGCCCAGATCGCCATGGCCGGCCGGGACCTGATCCCGCACCCGGTCATGGTTGAGCTGCAGATCCTGCTGCCGATCCCTCAGTCGAAGTCGAAAAAATGGAAGGCCCAGGCCGTGGCCGGCCAGGTATTCCCGACCACGAAGCCCGACATGGACAACGTCATCAAGGCGATCTACGACGGCCTCAATGGCGTGGTCTGGCGGGATGACGTCCAGGTGGTGGACGCCATCGTGCGCAAGCGCTACGCCGAGACACCGTGCGTGCGGGTCCGGATCGTGCCGCTGATGACGGAGGAGGCCGCCTGATGACCGACCACGTCATTCGTACCACTGCCGACCGTGACCGCCTGGTGTCCTTCCTCGCCGGCCTCGACCTGTCGAAGCCGCGGAAGATCGCCATCACCGAGATCCGCAGCCAGCGCAGCGATGCCCAGAACCGCCTGCTCTGGATGTGGAACAACGCCATCCAGAAGCACCTGGCCGATAGCTTCGGCCAGTTCGCCAGCGCCCAGGAATGGCACGAGATCCTGGTGGCGCGCCTGTGGCCCTGCGAGGTCCGTAAGGTGGCCATGCCTGGCCCGGCCGGCGGCGAGTTCAAGGTCGGCCGCGCGAAGACTAGCGGATTCACCCAGGCCCAGATGGCCGAGTACCTCGACCTCCTGGACCGCTACTGCGCCGAGCACCTCCAGCTGCTGCTGCCCCAGCCCGAGGACCTGATGCTGGCGATCTACGGACAGAGGAGGGGGGCGGCTTGAAGCCGGCCCAGGGCAGAGATGGCAGGGACGCCTGCAGTTGTCTGCGCCGCCAGGTGGCCGCGCAAGTCGCAATCCAGATTTCCGAGGTATCTCCGATGCGCCTGAGTTCCGGCTTTCCCACGTTCAAGCCCGTTCATGGCTTCGAAGAGTCACACGTCATCTCCAACTACGGCGTTGTGGTGCGCAGGGAGCGGCACACCACCAGCTCGGTGGGAATCATCCGTTTCTACCCAATGCAGACGCTGAAGGCGACTCGAACTGTCCACGGCTATTACCACATGAACATGCATGGCGTTGACGGGAAAAAAGCCACTATGAGGGTCCACACGATGGTGCTGGAGGCCTTCGTATGCCCTCGGCCGGAGGGACTGGAATGCCTGCATATCAACGGCGACAAGACAGATAACCAGCTCTCCAATTTGCGCTGGGGAACGCACCGCGAAAATGGGAAGGACCGGTCTCTCCACGGAAACAGTGGACACGTCCTGAACTTCCAGCTTGCTCAAGAGATTCGCGCCCTACGAGGAATCATGCGGCAGGTGGATGTGGCTGAGGCCTATGGTATTTCACAGTGCCTGGTCAGCCAGATTCAGCTGGGAAAGGTCTGGAACGTGGCTGAGCAGGAGCTGGCTGTATGAAGATCCATAGCGCGAGAGAAGCTTGGTTCGACTCCTACTACCGCCCAGGCGACGGCACCAATCGCCATTGCGAGTCGCTGGCGCTGGTCGGCCCCTATCAGGGCACTGAGCGCGTGCGCGGCGTTGCCGGCCTAGTGAATGAGACCATCGGCGCCCACGTCCGAAGCGTGGTGGAGCGGCTGCCCGCCGACCTGTTCGCCTTCGGCAACCACATGTACCACCCGGAGAATAACGACCTCTGGCGCGAGGCGGCCGAGGAATTCGTTTTCCAGCTGGCCTACCAGCGCGGCGCCCGGATGTACGCCAAGAAGTTCGCGAAAGCTGAGTTCGTGGCCAAGGCCGTGCTCTACCGGTATCGGCGCCAGCACCAAGGCGGACAGAACGCGGCGCCGGATCCGCTGCCGTCGCCGGAGCGTTTCCGGGATTTCCTGGATTACACCTATGGGATCGAGCTTCGGTCGGAATCGTGGGACTCTGAGTGGGGCGATTTCATCCAGCGTTGCTTCGATGCGTGCAATGACCTCGATCAGTTGGCACTGGCTCCGGTAGCGAGGCTCTTGCGGGAGATGAAAACGGCCGCTTGACCAATTTCTCGGCTGGCGGCATGATTTGTCCATTGTGTGAAGCAGCACCCAAATACCAGAAACCCGGCTCCGGCCGGGTTTTTTTATGCGCGCTGTTTCACCCTGAGGTTGGACTTGCGTGGGCCGGTTGCCTGGTTGGCGAGCTGACTGCACATGCGCGCCGCGATATCTCCCATTGAGCAGATATCAATGATCGAGAGCAATGGGCCCTCGTACACAGCTGTGTTGTGAGTAACTGCATCGCGGACTGTCAGAACCCTGTGATCAGGATTGGTATCGCTTCGATCGAGTGTCACCTCAAAGTTCGTGGGAAAAAACGCCTGCACGTATGAGCACAGGCTCATCCTCTCGACGCGGTTGCGCATCGCTCATTCCTCGCTTGATCAATGCGAGTCAGTCTGGCACGCACAGGTACGCTTCGCTCAAGAGGAAAAGCAATCCTCATTGTGGGATTCGTTAGGGCTACAGGATAGCCGAGGCCTCCGCCGATTCGGTCAACGTGCCTGCTGCCGCCTCCGCCAATGCTACGAGCTGATTGAGAAATTCCTGCATCACCGGATCAAGTGTATTAAGCGACTTCATGGACTCAATGCAGCGCTGCATTTCCCTGTTTTCTTCGAGCACGCTTGCCAGTGTTACTTGCACGGATATCACCAATTGAGCTGAATGAGAGCCAATTGTGAATGGTCTGAAACCTCCGTTATAGAGCTGTTTGTCAGCGAATCATTACCGGTCGGCGCTTGGGGCGAATTTTCGCGCCTGGCGCCTCCTATCTGCATCCTGGAGCAATTAAATGGACCCATCTGACCTGGGCGGTGGAAACCCGGTCGGGTGGTTCACGGCCGGCGGCATTGGCCTGGCCTGGGGCCTCACCTGGCTCCGCAAATTCTTTTCGAGCACGAACGCCGCTGTTGCCAACGACCGCGCCGAGAAGGACATGCTCGAGCGCCTCACCGACGAGAACAAGACGCTTCGGACGGACTTGGAGACGGTGACGAAGGAGCGCAACGAGATGTACCGGACGGTGGGAGAGCTCACCGGCACCATGAAGGCGATGAAGTCGCAGCTCGACCTGCAGGAAGCCCAGATCAGCCAATTGACCAGCGAGGTCTCGCAGCTACGGCAGGCCTTGCAGAGGACCGGTTATGAACGGCGAAACCCTGAAGCGAGCTAAAGCCTGGTGGCGCCGCTACGAGCTATGGGCGCTTGCTGCGCTGCTGGTGCTCAGTGGCGCCACGGTCGGCTACCAGGCCGCCATGTACAACGCCCACCGCATCATGCTCGTCGAGCTGGCGGCCATTCGTGCTGCCTACGACCAGGCCCTGGGCAAGAAAGATCAGCGCCTCGAAACGCTGGCCAGCCAGACCGGCAAGGCCGCGCAGGTCGCCGCCGATGCGGCGAAGCAGGCCAGCGAGGCCGCAAGCAAGGCCGCAGAGGCCGCGGTGTCCCCGATCCCCGATACACCCTAACCAGTAGCGGCCCGAGCTGTGCATTCCGGCGCCCACATCTCCGGAGTGCAAGCACCATGACCGACGCCGTAGGCGCTGCCAGCGCGAAGCTCGCGCAAGCCATTGCTGATGTTCAGACCGCAGGCAAAGGCCTGATAGAGGCAGCGCTCGCCGCGGCCCAGCCCGTGACTCCTGATCCGGTACCGGAGCCGACGCCTGATCCGGCGCCAGTGCCACCGGCCGCCAGCCTGCCGCTGACCACCGAGGTCATCAACGCCTACGACAAGTCGCTGATGCTGCCCATGAACGAGCTCATCGTCGCCGGCCAGGTCGTGGTGCAGCTCGCCACCGGCCAGGCGGTGAACGTGCTGGAGGTCCTTGAGGTTCAGCCGCTGGCAAACCGCGACCCGATGTTGCTGCTGGCGATTGACCAGAAGATCGCCAACCCGGGCAAGGTGGTAGGCAAGCCCGCCACCGTCCGCGAGCGCTATGCCAAGCCCGCGCCGACCCCGGCGCCGCAGCCGGTACCGGACACCCCCGAGGTGGTCACCCCGGTGGAGCAGAAGCCCGACCCGGTCGCTGGTCCTGCGGTACTGCGCAACATCCCGTTCCTCGGCGTCAATCTGGCCGCGCACTCGAATGCGAACCAGGTGCTGCCGGGCGAGGCGGGGACACACTTCAAATGGCCGAGCCGCGCAGATGTCCGCCTCTACGTGCGTGACCTGGGCGTCCGGCTGATCCGCTTCCCCTATGCGCTCCAGCGCGCCACGCTGCTGACCTCCAGCGGCCTGCCGGCCAAGGGCGGCCAGCTCGACCCGACCTTCGTCGCCAAGATGAAGACCGTGCTGGGCTGGATTCGCGAGGACTCGAACGGCGAGGCGCTGGTCATCTTCGACCCGCACCACTACTGGCGCATGTACCGCAACCAGACCGCGCTGGTGGATGGCGTGCGCAAGCAGACTGGCGCGCTGCTGCCGGCCGGCGAGGCAGCCGGGCAGGGTGGCCGCTGGAAGCGCCTGGAGCAGGTGCTGATCGACGACGCCAACGGCTGGGGCGCTGCTGATCTGGGCGACCACATCGCCGCGATGGTCACCACGTTCGATGAGGCGATGATCTTGGGCTATGGCCTGGGCAATGAGCCCTACGCCTCGGGTGGCGCCCTGGACAGCCTCACGGTCACCGCGATGGAGGCCAAGGTGGTCGCCGACGTGAACATCATGCTGCCGATCATCCGCAAGGTGACGAGCAAGCCGGTGTTCATCTGCGGCAACCAGTGGGCCTCCGCGCGCAACTGGGCCACGGTCAGCGGTTCGTTCGCTGCTGGCATCAAGGACCCGGCGAACAACTGGATCCCCGAGGTCCACGGCTACGGCGACCTCGATGGCGGTTCGAGCGGCAGATACAGCAGCGGCAACCTCAACGCCTTCCCGGTGGAGCAGGTGGCCCAGGTCTTCCGCCCGGCCTACAGCTACTTCGCCACCAAGGGCCTGCGCGGCTTCGTCGGTGAGACCGGTATCCCGCCCACCGACTCTGGTCGTGCGGCATTGGCCCGAGCGTTGGATGAGGCCAAGGCCAATGGCGTCCCGGTCACCCTGTGGATCGCCGGTGGTGATGGCGCCATGGGTGGCGAGAAGATGAATCTGGACGACGCTGTCCATGCCGCCACCCGCGACCTGATCAAGGCCCGCGCCAGTGAACGCATGGCCGAGTGGAAGGCGCCTAGATCGTAGGGCGACGATAGAATGGCGTTTTCGGCAGGAGAACGCTGTGATGGACGAACAAGCCAGGATTGCTGCGCTCAACGATCACTATTTCAAGGGCACCCTGACCTTTGATCAGTTCGTATTGGGCGCAACGCTTGCTGCAGTTGGCTACTTAGCTCAGACGGGAAAGTACACGGTAATCGGGTGGAACCAGGGGACCTTCACCCTTGTGCCTCTCATCCTCCTAGGACTTGCCGCGTGGCTTGGTTTCAAGCGGATTGAGATGGCTATCCATACGGTAAAGATGAACGGTCAGTACTTGGAACTGTGCCACCGAAATCCTAGATATGACTTCTCGGAGCAGCTCAACGACGTGAAGCGCCTGGGTGATCGTAGCGGCACCTACTACCGCTGGCGGAACCGCTTCATCGCTGTGGGCCTTGTCAGCCACGTTGGTCTGCAGGTGCTTTTCCAATACCCGATTTTCTGAGGAGGTTGGCGATGCAGCGTCTTGCGCCTCCTTGCTTCGGATTGAGTGGCAGCAGCCTTCATACCCAGCTTGTCCCGTCGCCCGAGCTGCGCGACTGGGCCATGGACACCTTCGTCCGCGAGGGCGGGAGGCTGCGCAACGAGGACCACATCCACCTGCTCGACGCGGACATCGGTTTCCTCTGGGCCAGGACAGGCTTCG